CATCTGCGTACACGGCGACAGGTAATCATTAGGGGGTAGGTCATGGGCAAGAGAGGTCCGCCAAAAACGCCGACGGCAATTCGTGCGGCCCGCGGGACGCTGCGGGTTCACAGGGACGACGAGCCGCAGCCCCCAGTTGGTGGCGTGAGCATGCCTAGCCATCTCGGCGACATGGCCGCTGATCGCTGGCGTGAACTGCTGCCGATGCTTCAGGCCGTGCGAGTAATGACGCAAGCCGACATTGAGGCGCTGGCGCGTTACTGCGACACATACGAATGGTGGCTTGCCACGCGTGCCAAACTGAAAAAGGAAGGCGACACGTACCCGATCCTGAACGACAAGGGAGAAGTCAAGTACATCGCCCAGCGCCCCGAGGTGTCCATTGCCCACAAGCTGGCCCAGCAGCTGCGGCAGCTGGAACAGGACTTTGGATTAAATCCGTCGGCTAGGGCTTCATTGCATGTCGAAAAGCCGGAAGCCGTCGAAGACGAAGAAGACCGCAAGATGTTCGGCTGAACAGCCGTGCGGCGATTGCTCGTCATGCTTGGCCGTGGTGTTTTTTCAAAAGCACCTGACGCACGCCAAGGGCGAGTTGGGCGGCAAACCGTTCTTGCTTGAGGCGTGGCAGCGCGACTACATCCGGGCGTTGTTCGCCGAGGAGAACGGCCGCCGCAAAGTGCGGACCAGCCTGCTTGCGTTGCCTCGCAAAAATGGGAAGAGCACCTTGGCCGCTGGCATCGCTCTTCGGTGCCTGCTCGAGCCCGAGCCTGGCTGCGAAGTCTATTCATGCGCGGCATCAAGGGATCAGGCAAGGCTGGTGTTTGATACCGCAAAGATCGCGGTCGAGCAGTCGCCGACGCTGTCTCAGAAGCTGAAGGTGTACCGTAACGCGATCGTACGGGAGTCCACGCACGCGACGTACAAGGCACTGTCCGCCGAGGCAGGTATTCAGCACGGGCTCTCGGCCCATGCTGTCATTTTTGACGAGCTGCACGTAAGCAACCGTGAGATGTGGGAAGTCATGCTGTCGAGCCAGGGGGCGCGGCGCAACCCGCTCACGGTCGCGCTGACCACGGCAGGCTACGACCGCAAAAGCGTCTGTTGGGAAATCTGGAAGTACGCCGAGGCGGTGCGGGACGGTGCCGTGAAGGATGCCACTTTCCTGCCGATGATCTTTGCGGCCGATGCCGCTGCCGACTGGAAAAGCGAAAAAACATGGGCGAAAGCCAATCCGAACCTGGGCGTGTCGGTGAAGCTTGACTTCCTGCGGAGCGAGTGCGCCCGAGCGGTGGAGATGCCCACATACGAAAACACCTTCCGGCAGCTGTATCTGAACCAGTGGACGGAGCAGGACCAAAGGTGGCTGCGGATGGATCACTGGGCACAGGGCAACGGGGCATGCCCTGTGGACCTCAACGGGCGCGAGTGCTGGGCTGGCCTCGACTTGGCGACCACGTTTGATACGACCGCGCTGGTGCTGCTGTTTCCATTGGATGACGGCACGTTTTGGATAGAGCCGCATTTTTGGATCCCGTCGGACAACGCCCACCAGCGGGAGCGTCGGGACAAAGTGCCATACCTGACGTGGCAGCGGCAGGGGCACCTGACGATGACGGATGGCAACGTCACCGACTTTGAGCACGTCCGTCGGGACATCAACGCTTTGGCGTCAAAGTACCGCATTCGAGGCATCGGGCTGGACCCATGGAACAGCGCCCAGCTGGGGCAGCAACTGCAAGGAGACGGGCTTGCCATGCAAAATTTCCGACAGGGCTACGGCTCTTTGTCGGCACCATCCAAGCAACTGGAAAACTGGGTGGTGGCCGGCAAGCTCCGCCACGGCGGGCATCCGGTGCTGGCGTGGCAGGCCAACAACGTGGCGATTCAAACCGATTCCGCAGCTGGCAACATCAAACCAAGCAAGGCCAAGTCCACAGAACGAATTGACGGCATCGTAAGCCTGGTTATGGCTATCGGCCTTTGGCAAGTTGCCACAACGCCGACGCCTGAACAATCCTGGGACATCATCGCAGTATGATCGCGCACGCTGAAGAGACGCCCGAGAAGGGCTACCGCATCATTGACCTGCGAGGCGGCGGGTACGACGACGGCTGGAACGAGTCGCCCGCCCGCGGGCCGGCTGGCGTTCGGATCACGCCCGAGACGGCGCTGCAGTGCTCGACGGTGCTGGCGTGCGTGCGGCTTATCGCGGAGAACGTCGCGACGGTGCCGTTGCATCTGTACCAGCGGCTGCCCGAGGGCGGCAAGGAACGGGCCCGCGGCTTGCCGCTGTACCGCCTGCTGAACCAGCAGCCCAACGGCTGGCTCACATCGTTTGAGTTTCGCGAGATGCTCACGGCTCACTGCCTGCTGTACGGCAACGCCTACGCCGAGATTCGAAGCGGCGCGGCGGGTGCGGTCAGCGAACTCTGGCCGCTGCACCCGAGCCGCATGAAGGTCGAGCAGCTTGAGGATGGCAGCCTGCGGTACTGCTACCGCGAGCAGAACGGCCGCGAGACGATCTACCGGCAGGATCAGATTTTCCACCTGCGGTGGCTGAGCAACGACGGCGTTCAGGGCATGCTGCCGATCACGCTGAGCCGGGACGCCATCGCCCTGGCCCAAGCCCTAGAGACGCACGGCGGTGCGTACTTCGGCAACGCCTGCCGACTGTCGGGCCTCATGGAATCGGACAACCCGATCACGGTTGAGACTGCCGAGCGGCTCCGTGAGCAGTTTGAGCGGATGCACAGGGGCGCTGACCGGGCTCATAGAACGGCCGTGTTGCCCCAGGGCGTGCACTGGAAGGACGTGCAGAGCACCAACGAGGCCAGCCAGTTTTTGGAGACTCGGCAGTACCAAGTCATTGAGATCTGCCGGGCCTACCGGGTCGATCCGTCATACGTGCAGGACAAGACGAAAGTCGGCTATGCGTCGCAGGAGCAGGCCGCCATCGACCTCGTGCAGCAGACGCTGATGCCATGGTTCCGCCGCTGGGAGTCGGCGATCACGCGTGACCTGGTCGTGCGTGACGACGTGTACTTCGCCGAGTTCGACACCCGCGGACTTTTGCGTGGCGACCTGGCGGCACAGGCGAACTGGCTGCAGACCATGCTGAATACCGGCATCTACTCAATCAACGAATGCCGCGAGGTTCTCAACATGAACCCCATTGGACCGGATGGGGACCAGCGGTACATGCAGATGAACCTGACCACCATGCAGGGCATCGCAGCCACGGCCGCCGCCGGCAATGCCGGCGAGCCAGCCCCAGCCGACAATCAGCCGCAGTCGTACACCGATGCCTTGCTGGCTGGCCAGCCGCCAGCGAATGACACGCCCGTGAAGCCTGCAACACCTCGAGCCCGCAAGCCCTCCACCCGGAAGAGGAAGTAAGCCATGGACAACCTTGAGCGCCGCTGCGTATCGCTTCCGCTGACGATGGAGACCCGAAACGAGGGCAAGGCGTACATCAGCGGGTACGCCGCAAAATACAACGTCCGCAGCACGTTGCTGGGCACGTTTCGTGAGCGAATCCTGCCGGGTGCGTTTACGCGGGCGCTGAAGGAACAGTCGCATCCTGTCGTGGCCCTCTGGAATCACGACCCCAACTTTGTACTGGGCTCGACTCGCAGCGGCACGCTCGCCGTAGACACCGACGAAGAGGGGATGCGGTATTCGGTGGAAGTGCCAGACACGCAGCTGGGGCGTGATCTGACTACGCTGATTTCGCGAGGGGACGTTTGGGGCTCAAGCTTCGCGTTCGTGATCGGCGAGGAGTCATGGGACAAAGACGAGGATGGCACGGCCCTGCGCAACGTGGTCTCGGTGCAAGGCGTCTATGACGTTTCCCCAGTGCTGACGCCGGCCTATGAGCAAGCCACCACCGGCGTGGCGGTTCGCTCCTATGAGCGGTTTCTACAATCGCACCGACCGGCGCTGAAGCTGCCGGCCCTTTTACGGGACGCGAAGACCGAGAAAAGCATCCGCAGGTTTCTCCGACAGCATGGCTACAAGGTCGGGTGACGTTTGCCAGCACTGCCGCTGTGCTCGCCTTGGCGTGTACGCATCAGTGGAACGTGGCGGCGTTTGTACGCGGTATCTGCGGTGCCCATCGTGCCGCAAGACGGCAAAGCACGTCGTGAAGTCGTGCGAGATTCGCCGACGGTCATTACCTAACTAGGTAACAACGTCGCTGCCGCGGTCTGCAAGTGGCGGCCATGCAGCCCTACTCTGCGGGTAGGCAATTACGCCACCCGCATACAGGAGCCGCACACATGGCCGCCCGCGTCAAGGAACTGCTCGACGAACTCGCTTCCGTTCTCGCTGAGATGGGTGCCCTCGAGGATTCCGCCGAGGAGTCTGTTGAGACGGCGATGGACGGCGATGAAAAGCCCATGGAAGAGGGCGAGCGGTCCGAGGTGGCGAAGGTTGAGGCCCGGCAGGCCAAGTACGACGAACTGCTGGCGAAGGCCGAGCGGATCAAGTCGGCGATTGCCAAGGCCGAGGCGGCCGAGGCTCGCAAGAACGAAATTCTGAAGGTTCTGAACCGGGCCGCACCGGCCCCCACGGAGACCACCGACATGAAGCCCCGCATCGAAGCGGTTTCGTACCGCGGTTACAAGCCCGGCGTGTTTGAGACGCCGGAGGTCGCGCACCGCTGCGGCCAGTGGCTCAAGAGCCTCAACGGCGACGTGAACGCCCGCCAGTGGTGCCGCGACCACCTGGGCATCGAATCCCGCGACCTCGGCGGCCAAGTCAACAGCCTCGGCGGAAGCCTGGTTTTTGAGGATTTCAGCAATTCCCTCATCCGCCTGGTTGAGACCTTCGGGGTGTCGATGAACCTCGCCCAGCGCGTCACGACCTCCTCGGACACGCTCTTGGTGCCCAAGCGTCTGTCGGGCATCACGGGCTACTGGCTCGGCGAAAACACCACCATCACCACGAGCGACCCCACGGCGACGATGGTGCAGCTGGTGCTGAAGAAGTTGGCCGCGGCCACCCGCGTCAGCAACGAGCTGCTCGCCGACAACGCCATTTCGGTGGCCCAGTGGCTCGTGCAGGAGTACGCCACGACCATCAGCGGCACCCTCGACGACGCTTTCTTCAACGGCACCGGCTCGTCCGCCTACGGCGGCATCCGTGGCCTGTCGCAGATTGACGACGGCACGCACACCGCGTCGGTCGTGTCTGCGGCTTCCGGCAACACGTCGGTGGCGGCCCTCGACATCGACGACTACCTCAAGGCTCTCGCCAGCCTTCCGCGGTACGCGATTGGTACTTCGGCCTGGTACATGCACCCGGCCGTCTACCACAACAGCGTGCAGCGGATGATGCTGTCGAGCGGCACGGCTGGGTCGGGCACGATCGGGGCGCTTGCTGGCGGCAACACCGCGGCGAATCTTGCCCAGGGCACGCCCAACACCTTCCTCGGCCTGCCCGTGGTGTGGGTGCTGAAGATGTCGGCTGCTCCGACGACCGGCCAGATCGCGGCCTACGTCGGCGACGTGTCCCTTTCGTCCATCATGGCGAACAAGGGCGACATGCAGATTGCCTCGAGCACCGACCGCTACTTCGAGGTGGATCAGACCGCGTGGAGGGTCACCTACCGCGTGGACATCAACCACCACTCGCTCGGAACCAACAGCGAGGCCGGCCCGGTGGTCGCCCTCAAGCTCGCCTGAACCTGACACCTTTCTAGGAGAATGAACCCATGAATCATCATTCCGGTGCCAAGTCGGTGGTCAAGGCTGCGGCGAGCGTCGCGGCGTCGGCCACTCACTCGCACGAGATCGACACGGCCGGATTCAAGTTCGCCAGCATCGACGTGGTCTACTCGCCGTTCACGGCGACGACCTCGGCGTACGCCAGCGTCTGCAAGGTGCAGGAATCCGACGCGTCCGGCTCGGGCCAGACGGACATCACGGGGCTGTCGGTCACCGCTGGTGCCGGCGCGACCACGGGCGCGAACGTCGGAGCGGTTGCCCGGTTTAACGTCGATCTGCGTGGCCGCAAGCGGTACCTGACCGTCGTTACCAGCCCCGGCAACACGGTGGCGGTCGTGACCGCGGCCCGGCTCAGCAAGGCCGAGCAGCACGCTGTCACAGCGAGCGAGTCCGGCGTGAACAACGTCGCCAACGCCTGACGCTTGACGCATCAGAGATAACGCCCACATGCGGGCGGCTCGGTACGCCCGGGCCGCCCGTTGGCGTTTCTGGAGACACCATGAAAGTTTGCGTTGGCAACGTTGAGCACGACCTGCGGGTGGAGGCGGCGTTCAGCCTGCCTCGGCTGGCATTCACCGACAATTATTTTTGCGTCATGTCGGCCTTAATGCCGCTTGGCATTCGGCCCACTAAATTTACCGGGGCTTTCTGGGAGCAATGTTTAGACAGGGTGCTGGTGGACATGGTGGAGCGAACCGATTGGATCCTCGCCATTGACTACGACACCGTCTTTGAAGCCGACACGGTTCAGCGGCTGATGACGGCGGCCATGGTGTCGGGCTATGACGCCGTGGCTCCGCTGCAGACGAAGCGGGACGACGGCGTGCCGATGTTCACGCCCGAGGGGCACGACGGCAGCATCGGCATGGTGCAGCTGCCCAACAGCTGGTTTGAGGCAGTGATTCAGCCAGTGGATACCGCGCACTTCGGGTGCACGCTCATTCGCAGCGAAGCCCTAAAACGGACGCCTGCTCCGTGGTTTCTTGGCAAGCCCTGCGCTGATGGGCACTGGGGAGATCCGCAGCCAGGCGAGCCGCCGCGCTGCGACCCTGACATCTACTTTTGGAAGCAGTTCAAGAAGTCGGGGCACACGCTCGGGCTTGCCCCGCAGATCGCCATCGGCCACGCAGAGCTGAAGATCACATGGCCGGGCCGGGATTTGAAGCCGGTCTACCAGACGCCAAGCAATTACTGGAACCAGGGCGGCCGTCGCCCGGCCGAGGCGTGGGGATCCATTGAACACGGGGAGGCATCGAATGCGGCCTGATCACGTCTTGCTGCGGTTTACGCGGTCGATGAACGGCTACACAAAGGGGGCCGTGATTGAGTATCCCAGCGGGCCGGCGAAAAGCTTGCTGCTCACGGGCGGCGTTGAGCTTGTCCGCGACCAGCAGCCGCTGCTCGAGGTCGCCGCGGTTGAGCACCGCAACGTCGAAACGGCCGACGCCCCGCGCCGCCGAGGGAGGAAACCTACCCGATGAGATATCGCAGCCTGATTCGTGCAACCGAGCCTGCCAGTAACCCGGTGACGCTTGCCGAGGCGAAGCTGCACCTGCGTATCGACAACACGGACGACGACACGCTGATCAACAACCTCATTTCCGCGGCCACCCGCTGGGCAGAGGATTACTGCGACCGGACCTTTTGCGCCACGCAGTGGACCATGCGTCTTGATTCGTTCTACGGGCCCGTCGGCAGCCCGGTGCAATTCGGCCTGAAGGCGGACGGCAACAACATCGAAGGCCGCCAGGGCACCGTGCCCAACCTCGACATTGAACTGCCACGCCCGCCCATGGTGCAGTCGGGCACGGCCACGGCGGTCACGATCACCTACACGCCGTCCGCTGGGGCCTCTACGACGACGCTGGACGCCACGGAGTACCGAGTTGACCGGCA